TACATTATGTCTCCCGGCATCTTCACGAGCGATATGATCCTGTTGCGTGTTGGAGACAAGTGCGGCTATGATCCTAGCCTTGTACGGTCTCAAATTATGGCTTGGTGTAAGTCGGGTGCATTGGCTGACGTGGGCTATGTCCGCAAAGGACACGCGTCTGTTCCTTGCTACATCATCAGAGATGCCAGAAAGCTTGTCTAAACATCACTATTGGACGTTTCCAGGACTCGACTTCCACACCAGAGATATTCCAATGTTGCATTTGACATCGGAAGTCTGCTGGAAGCTAGATCTCCCTGTAGCGGAAGTTCGTGGATTGAGCAGAAAGAGGGTGTATGCTTACACTCGGTTTGCCCTGTACTATATCTTCATCCGGAAAGAAAAAAAAACTTACGAGAAGGTTGGGCAATTCTTCTACCGTGACCATAGTAGCGTCGTCCACGGAGTGCGTAATTGGGAAGATTGGATTTCCGTCAATGACCCGGTGGTGATGCCCTATCACGCCGCCGCAATGAGTGTATATCAGAACATCAAACAAACAGTACAAAATGAGCAGTCGCAAAACATTTGACATCACCTTGAACATCGACGATCTGCGGAAGCAGAAGCCTTATTTCATTGTCGGCAAAAAGGGAACCTATCTCGACCTGAAAGTGATTGAGATGGAAAACAAAGAGTACAATGATTTCGTCGTGGTCCGCAAGACTACCAAGAAGGAATACGACGATGGGATCAAGGGTGACATCGTTGGCTATGGCAAGGATTGGGATTTGCGTAATGGCAATGACACCAAGTCCCGGCAGCCCACAAGCCAGCCTGAACCAGAGGGGGATGACGATCTTCCATTCTAATGGCAAGGATTGAAGTCGATCTCACGGTCTTGGCCCAAATCGACATTGAGGGTATTGAAGTGTTTAAGGCTCTAGTAAAACTCAATGCGGGTCAGGATATGGAGCGTGTGCAGAAAGACCTTAACTTGACCGACTTACAAGCGAGGCAAGTCGCAAGTTATTTGGTTACGAAGGAGGGGGAGCAACGGCTCCCCTTTCTATTCTGCCAACAGGCTAGTACAGATCTTGATGTCTTGTGCATTGCAGTCACCCAAAACTTGAACAGGATCTTGGGTACGGAGTACCGACCTGGTGATGTCAAGAAATATGTCCGAGTTTGGTATGATAGGGGTTTTGTAGAAATAACAGCCTACACAAATGTTGTTTCAGACCGAGCCAGAGCGTGGAGGTCGGAGCCGAAGCTGAAAACGCACTTGCGTCCTGCAACCTTGTTTGGCAATAAATTCGAGGAATACCGTAACCTGTCTATGATCGCATCGAACGATTCGGACAGGACTGACCTTGAGGATGAATTTACAGGTGTGTGATGAAGACTAAGACTGTAGTAGATTTTTTGCCCAAGGTATATGAGCTGCGAAACGAGAAGAGAGATTCAGCGTGTAAGACGGGGATCGAGGCATTGGACGACCTATACGCTCCACGCAAAGGCTATCCCCTTTTCGTGGCGGGTGCGCCACATCACGGTAAATCCTTATTTGTCAAATGGCTATTGATTGAATGGAGCGAGAGATACAAGTTCCGTCATTTTGTGTATATGGGCGAGGAGGGCGGACCAGAGGAGTTGGCTATGGATTTGGCGGAGATGCACGTTGGATGCCCAGCACGAAAAAAAAATTTTCGTGGCGAAGACCAAGAACATATGTCGGACTCGGAATTCGAGCTTGCTATGGAGTGGGTGGGGGAACATTTCGTGTTCTTCGATCCCGACGAGCAAGAGGGCGACTTTACTCCCGACGAGTTTTACGCAGCTTGCAATTGTTCCGGTTACGACACGACAGTACTCGATCCCTTCAACGATGCAATGAAAGACTTGAAGGATGCAATGGGTCGAGAGGACATTTGGCTCACCTCGGAATTGAAGAAGATCCGGCATCATAGTCGAGATTGGAACCGGATTGACATCGTGGTGAATCATATTGCGAAGCTTCACGCTGACGCAACAACAACGAGTGGCAAGCGTTACCAAAAACCCGCATTGCCTCAAGAATGGGCTGGAGGTCAATCGTGGTACAGAAGGGCGTTTACTATGCTTCTGGTGTATAGGCCGCCCGCAGGAGAGGTATTGCGAGAGGGAGAACCAGAAATAAGAGACGGGGAAACTTGGATTGTAAATCAGAAGACCAAGCCTAAAGGCAGCGGTAGGCTCGGTCTGGCTAAACTTTACTTAAACCGCCGCAGTAACCGATTCGAAGAATGAAAACCCCTTACGAACCCTCGCCTACGTCTGTCCTGCAACGCATCGCCGACCGCGCACAAGCTGGTGGTGTTGCCGAAAGCATTTTGGCTCAAATTGAAACGAATGAGCCTATAGACCGAAAGCGCATCCCATCTGTTTTGAAGCAATGTTGTGATGCCATCGTTTCTATCCTTGACCAATCCCTGTACTTGGAAAAGGAAGTGGCAATCTATCAGCGCAGCTTGGATGCCGAGAAGCGGCTGAATGTCGATCTCAAGATGATCAACAGGAAGGCGATTGAGCGCAACGCCGAACTTGAGAAGGAGAACAGGAAGCTGAAGCAAAACATCGAACAATGGATGAAATAATGAGTGAGGACGACCTGATTGACGACAACATCGAGTTACTGCTTGAGGACTGTAGGAATGACCCAAATCAAGCGTACATCTATATCCGTGTGCAATGCAGACCAGATGGTCAAAAGCTGCTGGTGGAGAGTGACAACAGTTTGGGGTTCACGGCTAATTCAGACAGGGTGAGCGTCCTGACGAATGGTACGCTAACTCAATTTGCGGTTTCCTTCCTTGAGTTGTTTGAGTTGGATAGTGTTTTTATGGAAGCATTCATTGCGGCTATCAATGCCGTGGATGCCCAAAAGTCAAGCGAGAACTAATGACCAGACTATCGGAAGCTAGGAAGGCCGAGATGCGTAGCCTGTTTGATGAAAACGGGCTAACGAATGACGACATCTTTCAGCACAAACACTTCATCATCATCACACGGTCAGGCATTGAGAAGATTCAGGCTCGTCAACGACTTAGCGTCAAGTATGAGGTCGTTAAGATGGATCGTGACTTTGTAGTCGTCAAGGCTATTTGCACAAGGCGCAGAGATCATAGTGGTAGAGACTTGGGCGGGATGGTCATCGAGACCTTTGGCGAGGCTGGCCCGGAGAACTGCAAGAACGCCTACTATGTGGCTACGGCAGAGAAGAGGGCGTTGAGCAGGGCGGTCTTGAAGATGGTAGGTCTCTACCAGAAGAACGTCTTTGGTGAAGACGAAGGTGTACAGGATGAGTGATTGGATTGATGAGATGTTCAGCGCGGTTGACGCGGCAGCCGACGAAGAGTTGGAGCGCAGACGTGATGGTTTGTTCAGGCAATTAGACCAATGCAGATTCGAGTACAATGTCGAAGAGAGTTATGTCGAGCGCATTTTATCTTTCGAACTGACCCTTGATGAATGTAGTGAGTTATCTACCACATTTCAGATGAACAAGCTTGATGTGCGTTACCAATACGCACCATCGCAAAGGGCTTTGTCGCGCTGGATTCGGTCGTTTTGCTTTGATGATGAACAGGAATAAGATCCCAAAGAGCGATGAGGTCATATACAGACCTTACAAGCTGGACATTAAGAGGCATAACAAGGTTCTTGTCCTCTCAGACATTCACGTTCCATACCACAACACACACGCTCTCGATGCAGCTATTGAATACGGCAAGGATAGAGGCGTGAATGCGGTCATCATCAATGGAGACTTCTTGGATTGCTACCAAATAAGTAGCTATGAGAAAGACCCATCCAAGAGGTCTTTCGCAGAAGAGTTGAAGATGGGCAAGGAGATTCTTGAGATTATTCGAATCTGCTTTAAAGAGGCCAAGATTGTGTATGTGATGGGTAATCACGAGGAGAGATACGAGAAGTATATGTTCAGCAAGGCTCCAGAACTTTTGGGAATTGATGCTTTAGATATGTATCAACTTCTTGACTTCGGGCATCTGGGCATAGACATCGTGCGGAACAAAAGGTATCTAGAGTTGGGAAACCTAACATTGCTCCACGGTCACGAGTTGGCAGGATCGAGCAGTTCAGGGGTTGCGAGGGCCTTGTACAACAAGACGCGCACCTTCGCGATGTGTGGGCATCATCACCAGACCGATGAGTTCTCCGTGAAGGATATTCGTCAACGTGCGACAAGAGCCTGGACGGTAGGCTGCCTATGCGAGTTGAACCCAGCATACAGACCGATTAACAAGTACAACCACGGATTTGCATACATCGAGTTTGACGGCAACAATTTCGATGTCTACAATAAAAGGATTGAAAGAGGTTTGGTGTTGTAGGTGTTTTTCCCTACCTTAGTGGTATGGTAACTGACTTGACATTGGTATGCGATGCCCTTCGCCAAGAGCGAGTAGATCGCAAGATGAGTTTGGACTTGGTTTGTGAACTTGGGAGGCTTGACAAGTCCTCCCTGTCCAAGTATGAGCGGGGTCTTCAAACCCCAAAAGCCGACACGGTTGAACGTTGGGCGGGTGTCTTTGGATACAAGCTTTGCTTCAGCCTTCAGAAGGCGATTGTGGAAGTTGAGCGGTGAAGTAGTGATTGAATTCCATAACACACTCTTTTAGGCCCGTACAGACAACGCTCCTGTACCCCCGCTCCTGGAGGTCGGCTTTCCATTGCTTCTGTTGCTTGGATGGTCGGCCTCCTTTCTTTTTGACCTCAATACACAAACCCACATACCCCCTGCGGGGTTCGAAGAATATCAGGTCTGGAACACCACGGACGTAGCCAGCCTTCTTCATCTTCATAGCTGCACCGATGCTTAATCGAATCCCACCTACAGTCGCGCTAAATAGCACATCGGGATATGTTGATTGGATCAACTGCACGAAGGCAGCTTGTATCTGATACTCGCTCACAGTCTAGGCCACGCCTTCTCATCGTGGACATCGAAACCCGGACAGAATGTAGGCTTGAAATCACGGTGTCCAAATAGAGGCAACTCCTTACCTGTGACATCCCTTAGTCTCTGGATCAAGTCCAACACCGTTTGAGACTGCTCATAGGTCATCGTGAAGTGTTGCCTACCGCCTTTCATACCCCCGCAGTAAGCTATACCAATAGAGTCCGCATTCTGACCTAGAGTGTGCGCACCCCGCATCCGAACCGGGCGA